TTAGTCAAGTCGAGCTAATCGCAGTCTTCACTAAGTGCCTGTGGGACTGCGCTAATTCGCACGCGATGACGAAGAGAACAGCATCGCTGCGTGCCGGGACACGGGCGATCAGCCCTATGAGGGAAATAAAACCTAATGCGCCCTGTATTGCTGACGTTGCTGATGTTGCTGCTGCTGTTGTGCGGAAGCGCGCATGCGCAAACGATATCGCGGGCGTGCGATGCGGCGACATACTTCAAGCACGAAATCCCGACCGGTCCGGTCGTGGTCGTGACCGGCGAGGAGGGCAAGCGCATCTATTTCTGCGGATTCATGGTGACGCAGAAGGGCAATACGCTCGATCTGATCGTCACGGTCGGCAAGGGCGATGCTTGCCAGATCAACACCATCCAGATCACGCCGCAGCTTGAGTTGCCCAACGACTTCGCGCTGACCAACCGCATCGACTATGGCCAGCCAATCGGAGAACCCGGCGCTTCGCTGTGCATTCAGACCTTGGGGGCTGGCAAACTGACCGGGGTGTTCTATTTCACGAAATTCTGAACAAGGACAAACCATGCGTACCCGAGGCCGCGTTTCCGCCGCTCATATCGAGGCTGAGACCCGAGAGGTCGTCACCGTCGAGTTCGGCGGCAAGCGTCCGCAGCCGCCAGCGGAACTGAACGAACGGCAGGCTGCGATCTGGCGCGAGACCACGCTCGGCGAGCCGGTCGGCTTTTTCAACAGTGGCGCAACCTTGGCGCTGCTCACCGACTACTGCCGCCATCGCGACACCAGCGAGCGGCTCACTGTAATGATCGAGGCAATGGATGCGACTATTCTGGCAACACGCGAAGGGCTCAATCGGCAAGCGACCCTGTTACGTATGCGAGAGCTTGAAACGCGCGCGGCTGGCAATATGGCGACCAAACTCCGCCTCACCAATCAGTCGCGCTTCCGCTCCGAAAAAGCGGACAAGCTCGCGGAAATGAACCCGAAAAGGATGCCGTGGGAATGATCTGGTGGCCCGATGTCATACTGGCGGCGGCCATGATTATGACCGTGGCGGCCATCTTTGTGGTTGTCCGCCTCGTTTGGGCAACGCTGGCGGGCACCTGATTTGCTGTGCGAACGCCAAAGGGCTGGAAGAAGTTTGTCGACCCGGAAAGCGGCCTCGACCACGGCCCGCTGCCGTTCAAAAAGGGCGAACTGACCCGGGCCGGTCGCAACATCAAATGGATACAGGAATACTGCCGCATCCCCGAGGGCCAAGACCTCGGCCAGCCGGTCAGGCTGCGGCTGTGGCAGAAGGTCGAGATCGCCAAGATTTATGACAACCCGGCCGGGACGCGCCGGGCGATCATCTCGTTCGGCAGGAAAAACGCCAAGACCACGCTGGCGGCGTTTCTCCTCCTGCTGCATCTCTGCGGCAAGGAGTTCCGCCCGAACTCGCAGCTTTATTCAACGGCACAATCGCGCGATCAGGCGGCGATCCTGTTCTCGCTGGCGGCGAAGATCATTCGCTTCTCGCCGGGCCTGCGCACGGTGGTGATCATCCGCGACACCGCCAAGCAGCTTTATTGCCAGAATCTCGGCACCGTTTATCGGGCGCTGAGTGCGGAGGCGGCCACCAACTTCGGGCTCTCACCAGCCTTCATCTGTCATGATGAACTCGGGCAGGTGAAAGGCCAGCGCTCGCCGCTGTATGAGGCGCTGGAGACGGCGACCGGCGCGCAGCAAAACCCGCTGAGCGTCATCATCTCGACGCAGGCCCCGACCGATGCCGACCTACTGTCGATGCTGATCGACGACGCGCTCGCCGCCAACGATCCGCGCGTGACGATCTCGCTCTACACGGCCCCGAAGGAGGACGATCCTTTCAGCGAGGCAACGATCAAAAAGGCCAATCCGGCCTTCGGGGACTTTCTCAACGCCACGGAAGTGTTGAGCATGGCGAACGACGCCAAGCGCATGCCCGCGCGCGAGGCCGAATATCGCAATCTGATCCTCAACCAGCGGGTGGAGACCCGGAACCCTTTCGTCTCCATAGAACGCTGGAAAGCCTGTGGCGCGCCGCCCGAGCCAGACTTGCGCGGCATCCCTTTGTATGGCGGCCTTGATCTATCCTCGGTCGCCGACTTAACCGCCTTGGTGTTGATCGGGCAGATCGGCAAGGTCTGGCACGTCAAGCCGACCTTCTGGCTGCCGGAGGAGGGCCTGCGCGAGAAGTCGGAAAAGGACAAGGTGCCTTACGATCTCTGGCATCAGAATGGCTTCCTGCAGACGACGCCGGGCCGTTCGGTCGCCTACGAATACGTCGCCAATTATCTGCGCGAGGTGTTCCTGACGCTGACCATCCGCAAGCTCGGCTTCGACAAGTGGAACATGCAGAACCTGCGGCCGTGGCTTATCAAGGCCGGGTTCAGCGAGCAGATCATCGCCGAGCGCTTTGTCGAGTTCGGGCAGGGCACGCAATCGATGTCGCCCGCGCTGCACGCGCTGGAGGAGATCGTCGTCAACGAGAACATGGCGCACGGCAACCACCCGGTGCTGGCGATGTGCGCGGGCTGCGCGGTGGTCGAGGGCAAGGATGACGCCAACAGAAAACTGTCGAAGAACAAGTCGACCGGCCGCATCGACGGCATGGTGGCGCTGGCCATGGCAGTCGGCGTCGGCGTGAAGCAGCAGACCGTGTTCGATGTGGACGCGCTGATCGGGTAGGAGGCACCCATGAGCAGCGGCAAGAAACCCAAGAGACCAAAGAAACCAAAGGAGAAGGAAGATGAAGCGCCCAAGCCCGAAGTCCCGCCGGAAGAGCAAGTCCCGGCCGAAGCCCCGCCGGAAGCTCCGCGCAAAGAAGAGTGAGCCGTGATTGTCCATATCGTTCGGGACGAACATCCGCTCTGCGGGTTCACCAACGATCCGCCGCGCCATTGGCCGGTCGAGCATAAATGTGTCGACCCGGAAGAGGCGCACTTCTGTAATTGCTACCTCTGCATCTCACGCCTGCACGACGATGATGAAAGGCAAGCGCGGGCCGAAGGGCTGACGCTGCGGGGATGCCCCTAGAACTGCATCCCGACTGGCTGCGGCCGTCGAAAATTCCGCTCACCATCGTGTGCGGCCCGCCGTGTTCCGGCAAAAGCACCTACGTTAACGCGATGAAGCGGGCCGGTGACATCGTCATCGATCTCGATGCGATCTCGCTGCAGTTGAATCCGCGCTTCCGGCCATGGCGCAGTCGCCGCTATCCAAAACTGCTGGAGCGCGCGATCCGCATCCGCAACCTGATGCTGGGCAAGCTGGCGACCGTCAGTAGCGGCAAGGCGTGGTTCATCGTTTCGGCTCCGACCCTGCAAGAGCGCGTCTGGTGGCAGACCAAGCTCGGCGGCCAGATCGTGCTGCTTAATCCCGGCATGGAGGAGTGTCGGCGGCGCGCCTACGCGCGCGGGACGCCGTTGGCGATTGCAGGCATCGACCGCTGGGAAATCAACTCCGAACGACCATGGCAACCGCAGGTCTATCAACGCGCCATTGGCAGCGACGGCTGGCCGGTCGCCGAAGGCGAGGACGAGGTCGAGACAGAGATCGAGGCGGAGCTTGAATGACCGCGATGCCACTCGTCCGTCACGCCCGCGCGAAAATGCGCGCGCTCAAGGTGCTGCGCGACTTTGACGAATCCAAACATCCACGCGATGACCACGGCCGCTGGTCGGAGACCGGTGGCGAAGGCAGCGACAGCGAGAGCGCCGCACCGGCCGGAGGCGGCGAGGGCAAGGCTCCCAATCCAGAAGCGACCAGAGTCGGCGGCGATCAGTGGAACAAGGAAACGGCCGCCCGGCTCGAAGGCGAATATGTTGCCGCGCATGCCGAGCTTGAGCGGATCGCAGACACGGCGGTCGGCGGCACGACCCCAAGCGTAACGCCACAAGCAAGCGACGATGCCGACGAAGAGCCATCTTATGGCTCGGCCGAAAGCTGGGACACGATGAGCCCCGGTCAGCAGGAGCAGGCCGAGGCCGCCTACATGGAAAAGACTTACGACGAATATTATCAGAGCGAGGTCGACAACTGGCAGTCCGAGAGCGCCCCCGACGATGCGCGCTTCAAGGTGGCGCATGATTTCATGTCGGGCAATGAATTGGACTGGGCACGGCAGGCGATTGATGACTGGCGTGCGCAGCGGGTCGAAGATGGTGAAGCGGATATTCCCTACAGTACCGATCAAATACTGAACGCAACAAAAATCGATCACGACACCGGCAATTATCCGATCTCAAAGGGCACCACGATTGAGATCGACGAACTCAGGCTCAAGCCAGACATTGAAGCGCAACAGGATTTGCCCGGCATCGACAGCGGCATCACCGCGCTCACCTCGGCAACGCGCGCCAGCCTGATCGCGGCGATCTCGGAAGGCTTCAACGATCAGGCCAAGGATATCGAGGACGACCTGTCGCCGCCCGAATATCTTTCGGATTCGGTCGCCGAGTATCAGAGCGACTCGTGGGGCCAGATGGAGGACGAAGACAAGTACAATTGGGTCAAGGGCAACACCGATATCGTCGACGCGGAGAAAACCGGCGCGACAACCGATGCCGGTTACGACTTCACGCGGCTGCCGAGCAAGATCGACCCGCTGGGCAAGAAAGAGGACGACAATTACCGGATGACGCAATCGTTGGCCCGGTATATGTCGACCGAGCGCTCGGCACAGGTGCTGGTCGAGCGCGGATTTTTCAAAGATAAACAATCGGCCAAAGACGTAGTGAAATGGGTCGACCGGGATTTGTGGCAACACTGGAAATCAAGCTCGACCAGCACGGGCGGCAAGATTCTTCAGGTCGCGATTGCCGAGGAGCTTGGCGGCAAGCTGCGCGAACATGAAGACCTGAAAAGTCAGCAGATGATCGCGCTTGCCAATGACAAGTACAGCGCCATCGGCGGCTTCAACGGCATCAAGGCCTACGTGCGCGGCAAGTGGGAAACGACACAGTACCTGCTCGACAAATCCGGTGATCAGAAGGTCAATGTCTATCGCGCGGTCAGCATCGAGACCGCGCCAAGCTACACGATAACGCAAGACACCGGCACGGTTGCCGGTAGCCTATACAAGGTGCAGGGCAGTAACGGCCAGACGCAGTATTTCGACAGCAAGGAAAAGGCCGAGGCCTTCAAGGCCGAGCGCGAAGGAGAATTCCCGCCCGAGCCGGTCGAACTGGTCAAAAGCCAAGACCATGTATTCGAAAAGTATCCCGCGATTGACGTGAAACGAAACGGAGCCGCATCGACGACCACCGATCCCGGCGTCGCCAATAAATGGGATGGGCAGGAGGATCGCGTCGTTCTGCGTGCCGAGGTGCCGCGCACCGCAGTCGTCTCCATTCCGGCCTATGGCATCAACGTGCACAAGGAACGCGAAGTGGTGGTTGCAGGCACCGCATGGGTCGGCTGGGATGCGTGGAGAAAACGTGCGCCGGAGTTTAGCGAGGTCCCGATGCAGCACGGCGGGATCGCGGCATGACAGAAATCGATATCCTCAAAAAAGAACTCGATGAGAAGCTGTCGCATTGGCTATCGTCGGAGGGGCAGGGCCGCAGCCGGTTGCGCGAGATCGTCGACAAGAACCGGCAGGCATATTTTGCCAAGGAAAAAAGCAAAACCAAATCCACGCGGGCGCGGCGGCAGGCATTCAAACTGCTCGACCGCGAATGGGATGAGGCCGATCATCCGCGCGACGAGGACGGCAAGTTCACCTTCGGCGGCGGCGGCGATGGCGGTGGTGACGCCGGTCCGACCTCGGTCTTCATCTCGCCTGCAACCGGTGACCTGAAATTCAGTCAGGCAGCTTCGCACGTCAAAGGCCCGCGTCAGCAGGCGCTGCAACAAGCGAGCACCGAGATCGACCGCGCGCTCGGTAAACCGCCCAGCACGCACACCAGCGTGATCGGCGCGTGGCGCGACGGCGCTGAGAACAGCCTGCTCATCAGCAAGCCGGGCTGGACCCGTAATGAGGCGCGCTTGGCCGGGGCGATGAAGGGCTGGCTGGCCGATCAGAAATCGGTGCTGGTGTTCCAGCCCGCCAAGACCGGCGACAGCTTCATGGCGACGTTCGAAGCGCAAGGAAAGCTTGACGACCTGCACAATGATCTATTGAAAGCCGGACTCGAAAATCATACATTAGAACCGACCAAGGGCGGCGCGCTCGTTCACGTTTACGGCGACAATCAGGCGACGCTCGACAAAATCGACAAGGCGGCTGGACAATATGACACCAAAGCACAATTCACGGCCGGGCATGGCGAATTCATCGGCACGTCCAAAACAGACGGCAGCGACCGCGAGCAAAGAGACGACGCGCGCGAGCAATACGACGCCATTATTTCAGAAGCTCAAACTCGGCCCGAATTCAGTGGACGCGACATCGGACAAGCTTGGGACGATATCCGTGCAAGTTGGGGCCGAGAACTTTCGAAGGTAACCTACAGTCCGGGGCCGAAAACCCCGCCCTATCCCTCTCCCGGCGATGCGGTCAACGTCAAATCCGACTGGATCGCCGCCTCCCCGATCAAATCCATCGACGATGTGCTCAAGGCCGCCGGACCTTCGCAGGCGGCGCTCGGCGAAGTTGGCCGCCAGATTCAAAGCCAGCTTGATGTTCGTTTCAGCGACCCCGGCCCCAAGACCAAGAGCGACAAGGGCATCGCCCGGGTCGTGGAAAAGGCCGAGAAACGCGGCGGCAGGTTTGGCGCGGTGACGGACGTGGCGCGCGCCTCCTTTATCGTCAATCATCCTGATCAGGCCGAACAGGTCATCACCGAACTCGGCAAGCATTTCGAGATCGCGGTCGAGCCGTGGAAGCTGACGGACGTGAACTACGGTGACCGCGCCGTCAACATCCGTTTCCCCAATGGTCTGATCGGCGAAGTTCAGATCATGGACACGCACATGGCGCAAGCGAAGTCGCCGGACGGTGGCGGCGGCCATGACTATTACCTTGTCGCGCGCGAGGCCGCGCCGGATGGCAAGAACCCCGACCCCGAGCGCTATGCCGCCGCGACCGAAGCGATGCGACAGATTTACGGCCGCGTGCTCGACAGCTATCCGCAGGAATGGAAGGACGCCTTCGAGTTAGCGCAGCAGATGTTTCCGCCTAAGAAGTAAACGCAGTCTTTGGTAACGGCGGCAGTTGACCGTAGGCTTTTGCATAGGCCTCTTCGTTGAGCACCTGCGCGGTCATGTGAACCTCGGCGATGTCCTGCTTGAGCCATTCGCCGAACATAAATGCCCACGCCTCGGTATCGTTGAAGCGTACCGGGTAGCTCTCGAATGCGCCGTACTTGAGGTCAGGTGTCGGCATTGCGTACATCCTCAATGGTGATTTTGCGCTTGAGTATCAGCTTGAGGAGTTTAGCGACAGGTGGCGGCACTGATGATTCGCCCAAGGCGAGCCGCTGCGACTGCCGTGGGCTTAATCCGAATACGGCACCGGCCCGGACCTGCGAGAGTTTAAGCTTCTCGATGGCCTGACGATATTCCCGTTTTTTCATTTTACGATCTCACACGATTAAGGGTGATCTCCCAATATACGCGCTACGCCATTATGGCGGTAGTACGTTTTTAGCCTGATGCAGTTCGGCGGCCGAGCGGCTGCCAAACCATCAGCTTATGCGGGTATCCCGGGGATCGCGTTCAAAAAGGGGATTAAGAACGCTGACCCCGGGCTCCCACCATCCGCTGCGTCACCGGTTGTGGCTTACGGCCGCTGGCGGGCGATTGCTTTATTTCATTGCTCTAATCCTCTTGCCTTGCTTTCGTCATTCCAGCCTTGATCCCAGATCGCGCGGGTGCTGCGACTGGTATGATCTTCAACCTCGACCCGCTTCACGCGCCCACCGCTGTAGCTGATGCTGTATTGGTAGTAGTCACGCACAGCGGTGTACTGGTCGAAGGGCAGGGCATCGCTGCTGCCGTTCGCGTAGTGGATGCGCAGGGTGTAGAGGTGTTTCACTTCACCGCCTTTCGCTTTTCAAGCAGCACAGCGAACAGGGAGGAGCTAACGACCTTCCAACCTTGTTCGACCAGCTTTTCTGCCAGCGTGTAATTCGCCACCGAGTCGAGGGCGATCCGCTTGTATTCGTAACCGCCCATTACCTCGGTGCCTTTGGCGTCAACCATTCGTTTCATCACTTCACCGCCTTCGCTGTTTTGGCGATTCCGGCGACCGAGACCACCAGCATCACATGGAACATTGCGATCACGCTCATCGCAGCAATCATGACCATCATTGGACCCTCCTGTTTCCGAGCTTCGTGACGCGGCCCCTCCCAAATCAGTCCCGCACCATCCGCCGCAGCGGTGCCAACGGTGCGGGCCAATGAGGCCGCGCTTCGAAGATCAGGCCTTCCCCGCGAAGAACGAGGCGACGACGCCCAATTCCCAAACCCGCTCGTGCCCGTAGTAGAGGGCGGTCTTGGTCATGACCTCGAACCCGACCACCGCACTGGCCATGCCCAAATGGCCGGTCACGAGAAAACTCAACACGAAGGTATCGACCGCGCCGACCAGTCTCCACGAGACGGCTTTGGCAACGGACTTCAAATGGCTGGTGGCAGACATGGCGCTGGTTCCCTTTGTTCCCAATCTCATGCACCCTACATACGTCGTCCTGACGTATACGTCAATACGGCGTAGTGGATAATTGAGAAATATTTTTGGGGCGGGAACCCCTTGCTAGATCAGGTTAATTTGGCTTGCCGTTGGTTTCTCCCTCATATTTGCCCTTGAGTCGCGCCAGTTCGGCGCGCTCGCTGGCCTCGTTGGCCCATGCGATTTCGGTATTGAGCTTGCTGATCAGGCCGCTCGCCTCGATCCACTGGCCGATCTGGCGCTCGACATCGCTGTAGGTGAAAGCCGGGTCGCCGTAGCAGGGATGCCGGACGGCGTTGAGCAGGAAGTCGCGTTGCCGGGTCTTGCTGCTGAACCAGACATCATAAAAACCGCCCTGATTAAAATGTGCGATGTGACCGAAGCAGCCGTTCAATCGGTTGTAAAACCATTTCGGGAATTGTGTGGGCTTGAATCCGCCCTCGACAAAGCGGACGAATTGCTTGGCGAACTTTTCTTTGTCCGCTGATGTCGAGTATTGAGTCGCAACATAAGGTCCAAACTTCATTCTGCTTTCTCCATGCACATTTTATAGGCCGCGCTGAACCGCTCCTCGGATCGGCACAGGCTCTCGAACTTGTTGACGAACAGGACCACAGCCGGATCGTCCCATGTGGCTGTGGTCGACTGGGTCGCCTCCATCGCGGTGTCGACCACCTTGACGAACTCGCGCGCGAGCGCGCGCAGGTTACCGGCGTCCTGTACCTCGATGGCCACCTTGTGCCGGTTGTAGGTCGGCTTATTGCCGAACATGATCGTGATGTCGTGTTCGCTCATGACTGACCTGCCAATGTTTCGTTGACCGCCTTGAGCGATACCGGTTGCCAGTTCAGAATCTGTCCGGTCTTGAGATCGATCTCGATCTCGACGTAGTCACCGTAGTGCTGGCCGGGCATGAACCCCGGCACGTAGCCGCTGTAATCGGCAACATCGTTCCCGGCTGCATCAGCAAATACGGCGCTGAATAGATCGGAACACTTGGCGTTGATCCGCATGACCGCAGGCATGGTCTTTAGTTTCATCGGGGTAATCCCTCCTCAGTTGTTATAGAAAACCCAAACCTCGCCATCGTGATTGACGAAGCTCATGCCGCCGCCAATCCGCGCATCACGCGCGTAGGCCTCGAAGTCGAAGAAGTTCTCGACGGTCTGGCGGATGCTCTTGGGTATCTCGTGAAAGAAGCCTGTGCTATCGAGCCACTCTTCGGCCCATGCTTTCTCGCTGTCATACTTGCCGGAGAAGGCCTCGCGTGCCTCGGCAATGTCGCCGTCGCTGTTGATTTCGTTCTGATAGACCGCCAGCAATTCGCGGTCGTCCTCATCGAGTTCGAGCCATTCCCAAATCTTGTCGCTGACGCTGCTCTCGGAATAGAGCGCGCGCGGGAAGCCCTCGAAGTCCTGAAACATCAGTTCGGGATCGGCCTCGTCCTTGTGCAGTTCGGCGCAGGCCTTGAGGAAGTCATCCTTGTCGGCGTAGTCCTCAAGGTCCAGCCATTTTCCGGCGATGGAGCCGGAATTGTATTTGGCATAGGTCCCAACGTAGAGCCGCGCGCTCATCTTGCCTCCAGTCCGGCGAGTGCCTGTTTGAGAGAAGCCTCATCCTCTTTGATCCGCTCGCCATTCGAGGCGGCGGTGTAAACCGACAGCGGGTACTCGGCGGTGAACCAAGCGTCGCGTTCGAGCCGCAAGCCGAGGGCGGTGATTCTGATGCCTTCGATCTCGGACCGGCGCACGCTACCGAGTTCGGCGTATCCCATGCCGAGGTCGCACAGGCCGAACAGAATGTCCGGCTCATCGGGATCGCTTTCGGTCAAGAGCCAAGTGGCCCCGCCGTAAGGGTTGAACACCTTGACCACCGGCTTGTGATCAGGCTCGCGCTTTCCGGCCTCCTGTGCCGCGCGCGTTGCCTTGCCGTTGGCGGCAAGTTTCTTGAGCACATCGGCGGTGAAGATTTTCATTTGCGGCATTCGATCCTCCGTTAATCCATCCGTGACTGGGCGTAGGCCTTGACCCCGAGCTTCTCACTCAACATCGCTGCCATCACCCGGGCGTGGGCTTCCTTCCGCTGCAAGCTCTGGCCGTGGCTGCTGATCCAGATGTCGATCCCGCCGCCGTAGGCCCGGCCCTTGGCGTTGCCGCTCTTGACCAGCCACTTGGCGAATGAGCAGGTGGCGGGCATGACCTTGACCCATGCGAACCCGCACACGCCTTCGGCCTCGTACCACTGCCGCTTCGCAGGGCTGTTATCGTTCAGCGGATTGACGTGCTCGGTCACGACCATGGCCGCAGGCTTGGCGGCCTCACCAGCGGCGAACCCGGCCCGGTTGGCCTCGTTGAACACCTCTTCGAACTTGGCGTAGCGGGCGAGCCGTTCCTTTTTCTCGGCCGCAATCTTTTCTCGCAACGATCCGTATTCCATTGAGGTCTCCCTTCAATCCTTATATACGCCAGTCCGGCGTATACGGCAAGATGGCGTGTGAAATAATTATCAGCCAAGCATGGCGCTGGCTTTGGCCAGCAGCGCGGGATGCGCCTTGATCAGGATTTTGAGCATGGCGGCCTTCTCGGGCAGGTACATCTTGGCGAAGCCGGGGTCTCGCTCGGCAATCGAGCCGGTGTTGTCGATGATGTCGGCGACCTTGATGGTCATGGCGTCGGCACTGACCGTCGAGAGCCTGTCCCGCTCCCAGCCCTTTCTTGCCGCCCGGTTCCCGGCGGCATGGTCGGTGTAGACATCGGTAACCTCCAGCACGAGGCTGGCGACCTCGCTGCCGAACTCGGTCTTCAATTCCTTGAGGGTGGTCTCGGTATCCTCCAGCGTATCGTGCAGGATGGCCGCCGCGATCACCGTATCGCTGGCTCCGGTCGAGCGCACTAGATCGGCGACGGCAAGCAGATGCGTGAGGTAGGGGGCATCAGTGTACTTTCGCTTATGGCCCGCGTGTTTCAGGGCCGCAAACCTTGTGGCCTTCTCGATCAACACCGAGTATCACCTGCCTTTCCAACGTCAATATAGTGTGTCAAGCAGTGCTTGACAAGGGGTGTCAAGCCTCACCGTACATATCGGGCCGGGAGGCTTCGAGGTCGCTGGCGGCGGTTTTATCGAGCCTTTCGGCCTCGCACTTGGCAATCTCTATTGCTTCCTTCTCGCAATATTCGGCGTCGTCAAAGCCCCAGCAGGAATCGAGGTGTTCGCCGTCGCCGTCCTCGATCACGTAGCCGTAGTACCAGCCGTTGCACCAAGTCGTAACCGCCTTGCACCATGACTCGGCAATTTCGGCTCGCCGCCTGCTGCCGCGATATGCAGATTTCTTGATCAGCACATAACCGACCTGTCCGGCGTCCCATCGGTCATTGAACGGGTATCCGCTGCTGATCGAATAGGCGACGGCGCTGTGCTCGTACTTGTTGAGATTGAATGCTTCCCAGCCGTTTTCCTTGGCGAACTTCACCGCCTCGGCGGGCTCGCTGAATTCGTGGCAATCACTCAATGTACTGCGCTTCTCGAAGGTCGCGAAGATTATGCCTTCGGATTTGAGGCCTTCGCCTTTGTCCTTGCTGCCGTAGGCTTCGGTGATCGGACAGTCATGGTCGCTGTCGTTGTCGGGATAAATCTTGACCACAGCCGAACCGACCTTGATCGTTTTCAGTGATTGCATTGTCATTTGTTCCTCCATTCCAGATATTGCAGGATCGCGGCTAGGCCCAACAAAACCATGCCGCCGATCCACATCAGCAGCACCATCAGCAAAGTTGCCGTTGCCGGGTTGTTAGCGGCCACGCCGAATGTGAGGAGGCCGCAGAAAAGAAAGCCAAAGCCACCCCATATGTAAAACACTGCTCTCATTTTTCTCTCCATAACTCGATGTCATCGATATACAGCGGCAACCGGGACGCTTCCCCGCGCTCGCGCTCGGCCTTTTCGCGCTTTTCCTTCTCGATGTGCGCGATGATTAGTTCGATGTTCAGCGTCATATTTCGCTCTCCATGAACTCGACCAGCGGATCAACGCCGGTCTTGGCGACGTGACTATCGAAGGCCGCCGCACAGGCAGCGACCAACTCGGCCACGGTCACCCCGCCAATCAGTTTTTCGGTTTTTTCCATCACCCTCTATATACGCCGATCTGACGTATACGTCAAGTAGGCGTTAACGACCTGATATCTCAGAAGTTTTGGGGAGCTTGTCCATGCCTTACACGGCAAAGGAACGTCTGCGCGTCAACCTCAAGGCCAGACGAATTCTCGGTAAGTCCAAGCGCAGGGATGCGCAGGACCGTCGCATCTTCATGGAGCAATGCATCGGCGAACTGATGGATAGCGGCGAGGCCGAGGACGAGGGCGACGCGCGCGATGTCTGCGAGATGCTTTGGCAAGAAGAGAGCGATCTCTTCGACTGAGAGGGAGTTTCATCAATGCCGAACCCGTCCGACTACACCAACGAAGGCGACTTCGTAAGCGCATGCATTGCGGAACGGCAGAATGAGCACCCTGACGAGGATCAGGAGCAATCGGCGGCCGCCTGTTATTCAATGTGGAAGGAGCGCTCGGCCGCGACCGGCAACAAGATCATCCACAAGACCCACGCCTCGGAAACCGAGGGCATGGATTTTATCCTCAGTGATGCGTCGCCGGATCGCTTCGGCGATGTGATCGAGGCGTCTGGCTGGGACCTTAAAAACTTCGCGCGCAACCCGATTGCGCTGTTCAATCACAACACCGACTTTCCGGTCGGACGCTGGGAGAATCTGCAGGTCAAGGACGGCGCTTTGCGCGGTCGCCTGCGGCTCGCCCCAATGGGCACCTCGGCGCGCATCGATGAAATTCGCAAATTGGTTGACGCTGGCATCCTGCGGGCGGTCAGCGTTGGCTTCCTGCCGATAGAGAGCAAGCCCCGCTCGAATTCGGCTCCCGGTTCGTTCTACGTAAAATCCGAACTGGTCGAGACCTCGCTGGTCAGCGTACCGGCGAATCCGAATGCCTTGGCCATCGCCAAGTCCCTGAAGGTTTCCGACGACACCATAAAACTGGTTTTCGCCAAGAACGGCGACAAAAAACCGGCGGCGGTGACGCGCGGCACAAACGGCAAGCACGCCGAAACATCTTCTCATCGAAAGAAGAGAGCCATGAACCCTCTTGGCCAGCGCATCACCGATGCGCAGGACGGAATCGTTAAGCTGAAGGATCAGCTTACCGAGCATCTCAAGTCGATTGATGACGAGAACCCCGACGATGCCGCCACGGCATTGACCGAGGAACTCACCGGCAAGATCGAAATGCGACAGAAGGCGCTTGATGCGTTGAAAAACGCCGAAAAGCGTCTGGCGACCGCGACGGCGGCGGCGTCAAATGACGAAACCAATGACGACGACAAAGGCAGCAACGCTAACAATGGTAACGGCAGCGCACTAACCATCCGCAACTATCGGCCGTTTGCCATGCCGTCGAAGAAGATCACGGCGGTCGATCATTACTGGCGTGGACTGACTGTTGCCGTAAAGCATTTCGGGGAGCGTGGAACACGCACGATCCTCGACGTGCTGCGCGATACCTACGGCGAGAACGACACCAGCAACATGACGCGCTTGCTCATGTCGCGGATGGTCACCAAGGCTGCGTCAATCCCGGCCGATACCGTGACGAGCGGTTGGGCCGATACGTTGGTGCAGACCTCGATTGGTGAATTCATCACAGCGCTGACGCCGTACTCGGTCTACCCGACACTGGCTGCCAAGGGCGGCAGCTTCACGTTCGGCCGCAACGGCACGATTTCGTTACCGGCGCGCAGTCTTGCGAGCATGCTCTCCGGTGCGTTCATCGCGCAAGGCGCGCCCATCCCCGTCAAGCAGGGGGCGTTCACGCCGATCACACTCACCCCGAAAAAGATGGGCGTGATCACCACGATGACCCGGGAAATCACCGAGCACTCGACCCCGGCCATCGAGGCAATCTTGCGTAACGCAATTCTTGAAGACACCGCAGTGGCCATCGACACGATCCTGCTCGATGCCACGGCGGCCAGCACGATCCGTCCCGCCGGTCTGCGGAACGGTGAGGCGGCGGTTGGTCCGACCGCTGGTGGCGGCATCGCTGCGTTGATTGGTGACCTCAAACTGCTGGTTGCCGATCTGATCAGCGGCACCAACGGCAACATCCGCTCGCCGGTTTGGATCATCAACCCCGGCGATGTGTTGGCGATCTCGTTGACGCAGGCGGCGGCTGGCGGTGATCTGCCATTCCGTGACGAGCTTGCTGGCGGCACGCTGCTGGGCTACCCGGTGATCCAGACGACCACCGGCACGAGCGACCTGATGTATCTGGTCGATGCGGCGGACTTCATCACCGCGACCGGTGATACGCCGAACTTCTCGGTCAGTGATCAGGCGGTTCTGCACATGGAGGATACGACACCGACCGCCATCAGCGGGACTGGTACGCCTGCGGTCGTTGCCTCGCCAACTCGTTCCTTGTGGCAGACCGACACGATGGCGATCCGCATGATCCTCGACATCAACTGGGCGCGCAAGCGAGCCGGTACGGTGTCGTGGACACAGACGATGACTTGGAACTAACGGAATGGCCGGGCCGCTCTATCGGGCGGCCCGGTTTTCTGGTTTTAGGCAAGGGACATCAGACATGATCTCCGAAAAAACCAAACGGACGCAGATCGTCGACGAAGAGGCGCGCGCCAAGCAGCGCAAGACCGTCGATGCAAGAGCGGCAGAACCATATCCGCAGCCGACACCAACGCCGGAGGAGGTCCATGAGGCAATGGGCTACGACCCGGAAACGGGCGCGCCGCCGGGCGGACCGCCGCCTGTAGAGGCGGCACCGGTTGTCACCTCACTGTCGCCGAACTCGGCGGTGGCGGGCGATGAGGCGGACATCACAATGGTCGTCAACGGCAGCGGTTTTAACGAGAGCAGCGTGATCGTGTTCAACAGTTACGATGAACCGACGACGCTTATCTCCGATACGAAAGTGTCAACCGGCGTGAAGCCTTCGCTGTTTATCGTCCCGGCCGATTGTCCGGTCGCCGTGCGCAACGGCTCGGTTACAAGCAACGCGGTGATCTTCTCGTTCACGGCAGCAGCGCAGCGGTCGGCTGCCAGATCACGGCGTGAATCCGAAAGGAAAGAACCATGACAGTATCTGCAAAGCAGAAACGGCTGGACGACGAGGCCAAAAAAGCCAGCGCCAAGCAGCAAGGCGTTGTCGACGCCAGAGCGGCACAATCTATTCCGTTACCAACGCCAACGCCGGAAGAGGTGCACGAGGCCTTTGGTTACGAGGAACCGGCACCGCCTCCGCCAGAAACGCGCGCGATGGAGCCGAAGCCGAGCGGCGGAGGCTACGGCACGCGGGCCATGCGCGCACGCCGTGAGGACAAGGCTGAGCCGGTTGACTGATGGGCGTCCTGTCGCGGGTGCTCACGTCGCTCAAATTGCGGGCGGCGGAGGGCGAAGTACGGCCGGGGCCTTGGTTTCTACCAATTACTGGCGGTTGGCTCGACGCCGATGTCGGCAGTAGTTGGAACTGGTGGCAGCAAGGTTACGATGTCAGCCACCCTTCGGCGTCGGCCGTCGCGGAGGCGTGTGTCTCTGCTTACGCACAAACCGTGGCAATGTGCCCGGGCGACCATTGGCGCGCGACCGAAAAGGGCGGGCGTGAGCGGGTCAGCACTTCGGCATTGTCGCGCATTCTGCGCGCGCCGAACGCCTACCAGAGCATTTCCGATTTTATGCTCAACGCTACGCGCTCGCTTTACATCGATGGCAATACCTATGCGCTGGCATTGCGCAATGACCGTTATGAGATTGACGAACTGCATCTAATGAATCCGCGCGAATGCGCGGCGCAGATCGCCGAGACCGGCGATATTTTTTATCAACTGAGCGGCAACGATGTGGTCGAGCGCATGCTCGATTATCCGCTGATCGTGCCAGCGCGTGACGTATTGCACATCCGGCTGCATACCAAGCGCAACGTGCTCAAGGGTGAGAGCCCGCTGCTCGCTACCGCGCGCGATATCGCGACCGTCGATGCGATGGGCGCGCAGCAGCTTGCCTTCTACGCCAATCAGGCACGGCCGAGCGCGATCCTGACCACCGACATGGTGCTCGACAAGGATCAGGTACAGGCCTTGCGGCAGCGCTGGGATGAGCAATCGAAGGGCCTCAATCGCGGCGGCACACCGATCCTGACAGCAGGACTCAAGCCGCAAGTTCTATCGATGACGGCCGAAGATGCGCAGCTTGCCGACATCATGAAATTGTCGGAGCAGCGTATCGCGCTGGTCTACCGCGTACCGCTGGCGATCTTGGGCATCGGTGGACAGTCGGGAGCCTCGACCGAACAACTGATGCAAGGCTGGATTGCGTCGGGTTTAGGGTTTGCGCTCAATCACATCGAGGAGGCGTTCGGCCGCTGTTTTCAACTGCGTGGCGTGCCGGATGAATATGTCGAGTTCGACACGGCGGCGCTGTTGCGGTCCGCCTTCAGGGACCGCATCGAGGGACTCACGCGCGCGGTACAAGGCGGAATTTTCTCGCCGAACGAAGCGCGCGAACTGGAAGGCTACAAGAACGTCAAATTTGGTGAAGAGCCGCGCGTGCAGCAACAGGTGGTGCCGCTGTCCGCAGCAAGCGCCATACCGGCGGCACCGGGGCCGAATTCTCCGCCATCATCGCCGCCAGCGACCGCTCCTGCTCCTTTCGCTCCGCAGTCGCCGCCAGAGCAACGAGGCATAAATGCAGCCGACGAACGACGCATCCGGCAACGGGGCGGACAGGCCTTCGACCGAACTCACCATCTCGCTGGTTGAGGTGCTGGCGGATGAGTTGGGTTCGCGTGCCGGACAGGCAGAGCGCGAACGTGATCTCAGGCTCGCGGCAAGACTCACCGAGCTTGATCAAAAACGGGCCGAGCTTGAACGCCGCGAAGCCGAGGTCGAAGTGCGACTGCTGCGGCTCGAACATGCCATGAAAGAACGGATCGCGGCCTTGCAAGACGGCAAGGACGGCGCGCCCGGTCCTGTTGGTCCTCCCGGCGAGAGCATCACCGGAGACAAGGGTGAAAAAGGCGAGCGCGGTGAGCGTGGTGAGAAGGGCCTCGACGGGAATCCGGGGCCGCGCGGCGAAAAAGGCGAACCCGGTGAGCGCGGAGAAAAAGGCGAGCCCGGCAAGGTCGGCTTACGTGGAGAAAAAGGCGAACGCGGATTGATTGGCATCCACGGCCGTGATGGCCGCGATGGGATCGATGGAAAACCCGGCGAACGTGGCGAGCGTGGAGAAAAGGGCGAACGTGGCGAACGTGGCGTGCCCGGCTTAGTAGGAAAAGACGGCGCATCTGGCCGTGACGGCAAAATCGGCGAACGTGGCGAGCGTGGTGAAAAGGGCGAGCCCGGCGAGCAGGGATTGCCCGGCTTAGTAGGAAAAGACGGCACGCCCGGCCGTGATGGCAAAATCGGCGAACGTGGCGAGCGTGGAGAAAAAGGCGAGCCCGGCGAGCAGGGATTGCCCGGCTTGATTGGCAAGCAGGGGCCTGCCGGACGCGACGGCGCTGATGGCAAGGATGGTGCACCCGGGGAACGCGGAGAGCGCGGCGAAAAAGGATTACAGGGCGAGCGCGGCGAACGCGGCGAGCGCGGTCTGCCCGGGCTGGTCGGTAAAGACGGATCGCCCGGCAAAGATGGCGCGCCCGGGGAGCGCGGAGAACGCGGTCTAGTCGGCGAACCCGGCATCAATGGTAAGGACGGTGTCACCGGTCTGCGTGGTGAAAAAGGCGAGCCCGGCGAGCGCGGTGAGCAGGGATTGCCCGGCAAGCTGCCGAAGGTAAAGGCATGGGTCGAGGGCGTGCATTACGAAGGCGATGTTGTGGCGCATCAGGGCGGCTTGTTCCAAGCGCAGCGCGACACCGCACGCGAACCTTATCAGAATGAAAATCAAAGCGTTCACGCCGATTGGATTTGCCTTGCGGCTCCCGGCCTGCACGGCAAGGACGGCGTCGATGGTCGCTCGTTCAACATCCTTGGCACTTATGACCAAAGTGCCGAGTACAAGCATCTCGATGTGGTTACGCTTAACAGCACATGGTTCATCGCCAAGAAGAATAAGCCGGGACCGTGCCCCGGGCCCGACTGGAAATCAGGTCCGGTCGGCAAGCGCGGAGAGCGTGGCGAACGTGGTGAGCGCGGCGAGCGCGGTTTACGTGGCGAACAAGGATTGTCCGGCCGCGATCTGGTGGCGTGGGAGATCGACCGCAAGACCTACACCATCGTCCCGGTCCTAAGCGACGGCGCGCGCGGGCCAGCGATCAGCGTGCGGGCGCTGTTCGAGCAATTCCAAGAAGAAGCGAGCGGCTGATGCAATCGAAGTCGATGGTGCAGATCATCGAGCCCGCGTCGAGCTTCGCGCTGATCTCGCTTGAGGAATTGAAGGCCTGTCTCAAGATCACCAGCACGACCGAGGACGCACTGCTTACGGCTCTGATCAATCAGAGTTCGGATGCCGTGTCACGTTACTGCAATCGCGTCTTTGCCAAGGAGAAGGTCACCGAGACGTTCCGTCAGACTTCGTATGATTGTCTCTTTCTCGCGCGCTGGCCGATTAAGGAAGCTGAGTTCGAGGCGGTCACCGCCGATGGTTCGGAAGTAGACGCGGACGAATATGAGCTTGACGGCATCGGCGGTAGGCTGACCAACCTGACCGGTACGCCGTGGGCCGAGCCAATACAGGTTACCTACAAAGGCGGCTACCTATTGCCGGATGAAGCACCGCCATCGCTGCGGCAGGCCGTCACGTTGCTCGGCCGCGAGAACTACAACGCCGTGCAGCGCGGCGATTCAACCGTGCGAATGATCGGCCACAAGGAATCGCGCGTCATCTATTTCGATCCGAACGCAGCCAATCGTGGTGCGGCCGTCTCGCAAGGCGGTTCGGCGGCGCAGCGCGCGATCCA